GTAACATTCTCTTGCGAGATATTAGCATCAGCAGTGCTGTCAGTATGAGTGACATCACTTGATTGCAAAGCGTAAGTGTACGTGGAAGGGTTCGGTAGAAATCCATCTACCGTCTCGGTGATATACGCATATCACACGCGTTGACTCGTTTACTCGGACGGTCCGCCTTTTGTTTGTTTTCAATTAAATTTAAAACAGCACGGGAAATTAAACCGGACTGAGTTTTAGGAGTTATCACCTCCTGCAGGAAAACCTGATTTCGCGCTATAATACGCTCGGAATTCTTCCAATAGTTAGTTACTAAGTACTCCCAAGTTGGAAAGGTAGATTCCTTAACCCAATATCGTAGATCGAGTTTGCCACACATTTCTATGAACAAATCCCGTTTGTCGTTAAATACTTCTTTACCGTAAAAGAAATATTCACCGATAGCGGACTCTACGATGGCCACTGCCTGGTGCTGAGGACTTATAGTTTTTGATGCTACCCAAATTAGTAACATCTTTTCGATCGAATCATGCTCGAGAGGAGCAAGATAACGATCTAATTCCTTATTAAATACCCATCTACGTTTTAGAAAGGATGCATCTTTTATATTTATATAAGGTATGCTAACAGCTTCTTTATCTGCCATAGTATAGCCAATACCAATTGTAGCAAAACACGCAGCAATAGTAGTATGATTATACCATGGACACAAATTAGAAACAGAGCATATATTATCATCACCATATGTCATAAGTGATACATTCTTCTTAAAAGAAAGACACTCACATTTAGGGTTTAATAAATAATATGTGTATCGCATATACATACTATTAGCTAAACCATTAATGATAACAGTTAGAGGATGGCCGGAGGGGTTACTTCCAAAAAATTGAATCAATTCCCCATTAAAATCCATTAATGGATAAGCAATATCAATTCCAACACCACTAATAACCTTAAAATCATCTTCACTAAAATTACCTGAATCCCGCATAATTCTTACAATCAATTGAAAGGCTGCAACAATCCACACAGGAGCCATAGTTTTATCAAATTTACGGTAATCACCGGCAATAATCTTATTAACACCATGCTTTGTAATATAATGGAATAAACCATCCCATTCTTCAGATTGGGTAACAAGACCAGGAGCTGATTCGAATAATTCACGTCTATTTTGTACTAAACGTACAAAACTCAACAAATATTTTCGAACAATAAAAGTGAAATCTAAAGGTGCTCCAGCAAATACACGAGTTTTCTTTTGTTGTACTTTAGCCAGTGATACAGCTTCATCCTTCAATGATGCAGTAAAAACCGGACTTGTCCTTTTTCCTCGATGATAACAAGCAATGGATTCATCAACTCTATCCATTATATCTTGTGTTAAAGCCACAGGATCATAAAGTTCTCCAACAGCTGGAATAGCATACATAAAATGTTTTTTACCTTTTTTCCAGGGAGCACCAGCACTGGTATTTCTGTTAATTTTATCAACATAAGAAATTCCAGCAGCTCCATTCAAAGTAGTCATATCATCATAAACATGTAGCATATCATAATCTGAAGACCCCAAACCTGCATTTATATCAAAATAAAAAGACTCACACACAATTTCAACAATATCATTGTCAATTAGCATGTTAGGTTTTGTCAAATCTTGCAAAGCGTGATTCCATGGTTCCCAAGATCTCATCTCTGGAATGCCATAATTGAGCGGATAGCCTTTATTGACTAAATAGTCATGCAAATAAGATTTTTCAACCCTACTCTTATGTTGCCCACGAAATCCTTGAAAGGAACCATAAACAGCAGCAAGACCATTATCTATATAACGAACATTGGCTTTATAATGTAGAGGACCAACCACTCTAGTATGACCCACCGCAGAGATGAGAGGTTCACTGGATTGTATAGCCATAGGAGACAACAAAGCAGGAGCAAACATTTCTTTATTAATAGCAATAGATACTATGTGATCGTCCTCTCCCATAATATGGAATCCAACAATTACAAAACCATATTCTGTCTGAGATACGAGCAAAGATCCACAATCACCATCGACTGATGGAATCTTAGTTCGCCCTTCCCAAACATCTGATACAGCTGAAATAACTGGTATTCTAGCATTGTCTATACGACAAATATTGTCAACATTAGTCACACAAGGAAAGCCTGTAGATTTCCGTTGAACTAAAAAACCATTAAATGTGGCTCTAAAATCTCTAGTGGGTAAATAATCATAAATACCCCTCCGAGGTGGAATATTAACAATGGTTATAATACAAAGATCTTTCTCAGGATATCGCTCGACTTGAGAATTCGTCAATTTCATGGTAAAATTCTCATTCAAACCATGCACACATGGCATTGAAATAAGTGTCAAAGTAGTATACTCATCAATAACGGGAATATTATGATTATTAGTAAAATATAGATTACCTTTCAAACATGCAGCTTTACCTCCTCTAACACCTTTACCACCAGGTAGCGATGTTTCAATATGCACACAAGATCTACTGATAAGATTTGTGAAAGTTGAAGAAGACATACTCTTCGAGGAAACAGATTGTGGGGTAACATCAAATGTGCTCAAAACATAATCATCTTTATACCAAACATTGGTTTTTTCATGCGACGAAGCAACTGGCTGAGAGCCAGATTTACTCGTAATAGAACCTTGAAGTGTAGGCTCTTTTTTAAGAAATCTCTTAAACATGAGACCACACGCTAAAAATGCAGCTAGACTAGCAAATAGCGCAGGATAACCAATATCTTGTTTCACAGATTCGCCGAGAGAACGAAAATATTTCTTCTGATCACCATCATACCACAGTACATATCTACGTTTATAAGAGTCAAGTCGACGCCCAAGATAATAGTGATAAAGACTAGTATACTTGTATCGAACATATCGTTTAATACAATAAGCGTAAATAAACGCAAGAATATTTGTCACAATAATTGCAATAAACACACAACGCTCATCACTCGATTGTACGTGGCACGAACACATATCAATAGGTAATTGGCACAAAGGACACAATTCAGTATTGCGCATGGCATCTAAAGATGAAACCATTTTACATTGGTTTCTATCAAATTCCTCAATAGCTGAATTGAACCATAATAAAAAAGTTTTCAAATCAACATCTTTATGTATAATGGTTATTGTGGCGTTTTTATTTTGGGCATGGATAGATACAGGTGAAACCACCTTAATTGTCCACGTCCAATAATCTGGATAGCCACCTCCAGTAATGTTTGTTTTAGAAGAATCAAGCATACCACATTCTCGAGCAAATTCAGGTTTTGGTTTTGGTTCAATAATGAACGGAAAACGTCGCTGAACTGCAGACGGGTGAGAAAAATAATGATGAGCATTAAGATTCTCGGTATTTGTAGTACCGATAACTAAATCAACAAGCATAGGTGTCTTCCCTTTATCTTCTAGAGAAGCCTGATTGGGACAAAAGGGCGTTGGATTAATTACTTGAATAAACTCCAAAACAGATTTGTCCCCATTGGGTGACTTATTAACATTCATGAATGCAATATCATCCATAACAAGACACCATTGTGAAGATTGGAAACCATCCCAAAATTCACTAACAGGATTACGGGTGTGCATGAAATCGGAAGAGGTTTCCAATTTTTTAACTTTACCGTAATGGTAAAAGATTAAATCCTTGATAGAGGATTTTCCAATACCAGATTCACCATAAATTAATATGGAGAAAGGACAGCGACGACTTTCTCGTGCGGATTTTTTGGTAATTAGGTTGGTTTTAAGCATCCATAAATCACCAATAATAGATCGAATTTTGTTGAGTGCGAATGCATCAAGTTTCGATGAATGTTTTAAGATACTCTCGAATTTTTCAAGAGTGTCATATAGCTCTGAACGAAATGAACTAATTTGAAAACCAAATTGTTCAGGATTGTGTAGCTGATTAGATTTTATCTTTAATTGATAGTAAGATTCATATAATTCCGCATATTCATTACCACTATGGAATATAGTTGTAATATCACCTGTGCGTATAATTTGAAAACCTCTTTCAATAAGAAAAGATACAGTATCTAAAACTGATACCAAAAAGTCTGGCCCCATATGAAACTTACGTTCCATAGTGGCACGTTCAATATTATTGAAACCGACAGTATCTAAAGTTATACCAACATTGGTAAGTAGTTTTGAACTTAACAAATATAGGAACAACTTAGATAATTTTTGGTAAATTTTGGTTGTTTTAAGTGTTTCAAATAAATTGAGGGTATTTCGAAAATTAGCAACTTTTGTTTCCATGAATTCAAAATCAAGAGCCTGTAAAGGGAAATGTTCTAATTCAGTTTGGGGGTCAAAGTCGCTATCTGGAGCTTTTTCGATAGC